CCTTATCCTACTTTACCCTTCCGGCGGGTTTCATTCCCTTTGTATCGAGTTTAAGACCCCCAGCAAAAACAGTCGGCAAACACCCACGCAAAAGGAGTGGCAAGCGTTGGCCGAAGCGCATGGTAATAAGTATGCCGTTTGCCGTTCCTTAGAAGACTTCCAGCAGGTTATACGGGAATATATCCCCCGTTTATGTTGGTAACTTTTTAATTATTCTTGGATAAAGAAGCGTATTATAATAATGCGCTTCTTTTATTTTTGCGTAACGCGAATATTTACACACTAATAAACGTACGCAGGTATGAGAGAAAAGATTTTACAGGCCCTTACGACCTTTAAGGGCTACTTATTCAGTTCGGACAAATGGCTACATTTAGCCGCCGGTTTTATTATCGCCTTCTTCGTGGGGCTTTTCGGTGTCTTCTATGGCCTTTGCGCTGGGATTGTGGCCGCCGCCGGGAAAGAGCTTTACGACAAATTCAGCAAGAAGGGAACCCCGGAAGTTTGGGATTTTATTTTTTCGGTAGTCGGTGTTCTTGCCGGTGTCCTTAACGTACTATTGGCCCGCTTGGTATTCCAATTCATTGCGTAAGCCTATGGCACCGAAGAAGATTATAGAAGCGGATATAGCCCAACTTATACCGGACGACGTAAATTTTAACAAGGGTACGCAGTTCGGCCAAAGTTTGATAGAAAAGAGCCTGCGCCAATTCGGGGCGGGCCGTTCTATTCTTTTGGATAAGAACAACCGTATTATAGCCGGGAATAAAACCGTAGAAAACGCCGGGCAAATAGGTTTAGAAAAGGTTTTGATAGTCGAAACCACCGGCGAAGAAATAGTAGCGGTAAAACGTACCGACATAGATTTAGATACGCGGGAAGGGCGCGAACTGGCCTTAGCCGACAATGCGACCGGGGCCGCTAATTTGGATTGGGACGAAACGGCACTTACCCAAGCGGCTGAAAGGTGGGAAATATCCCCCGAAGAATGGGGCGTTACAGAGTTTGCAGAACCCGAAGAACCGGAACGGGAATTAACCGAAGACGGATTTACACCGCCGGCCTCCGAAGACGTAGAAACGGACATAAAAGAAGGCGACCTTTTCGAAATTCGTAAAGGGGCCATTTGCCACCGCCTATTATGCGGAGATACTCGAAAAATTGAGGACGTACGCCGACTTATGGGCGGTATGCAGGCCGATTGCATTGTAACAGACCCGCCGTATAACGTAGACTATGCCAGCAAAAACAAGTATTTGAACAATACCGACAGGGGAAACCGCATACAAACGGACATTAAGAACGACAATATGAGCGACGCCGATTTTACGGCTTTCATGGGAGATATACACGCTTCCCTATATGAAAGTTGCAAGCCCGGCGCGGCTATCTATGTTTTCCACGCTGCATTAAAAGCGGTGCCGTTTATTACCGGATTTACCGGGGCCGGATTCATCTATAAACAGCACCTTGTCTGGGTAAAAAATAACATCGTTATCGGAAAGCAGGATTACCAATGGCAGCACGAACCGATACTTTACGGGTGGAAGGACGGCGGCCCGCATTACTTTATTAACGACCGTTCCCAGCACACGGTAATAGAAGATAAGGTAGACTTCGACGCAATGACAAAGAAGGAACTATTAGCCTATGTAAAGGAGTTGCAGAACGATAACGAACACCCAAGTACGATTATTCACGAAGATAAGCCGATGAAGAACGCAGACCACCCGACAATGAAGCCTGTAAAACTTATCGGCCGACTTATCCGCAACAGTAGCCGCGCGTTCGACTTGGTAATAGACTTCTTTTTAGGTTCCGGCTCCACCCTTATAGCCGCGCACCAATTGGAACGCAATTGCTTCGGTATCGAGATTTCCCCGCAGTATTGCCAAATCATATTAGACCGAATTAAGAAGTACGACCCCGAAGTAGTAATAACAAAATTGTAGAATGGGAAGACCTACGAAATACAATAAGAAGATAGCCGAAAAGATATGTTCGCTTATCGCTACCGACACCTACACGGTGGCGGAAGTATGCCGTATGGTCAAGATACACCCCGATACTTACTACACTTGGATAAAGGAGTTTTCCGAGTTTTCCGACGCTATAAAAAAAGCCGAAGCGGAACGTATGGCCTTCTTTGTAGCCGAAGCGAAAAAAAGCCTTCTACGGAAGATACAAGGGTACACGGTGCAGGAAAAGCACATCACTACGGTAGGTTCCGGCAAGTACGACGTAAACGGCAAGGAGATACCGCGAATAAAGGAACAAAAGATAGTCGATAAACACTACCAGCCGGACACGGCCGCGATAATCTTTACACTTACCAACGGAGAGCCGGAGAATTGGAAGAACAGGCAGAACAACGAAGTAACGTGCAAGGACGGTAAGGATTTGTTCGGGCAGCTTTCCGATGAAGAATTAGACGCACGTATAGCCGAATTGGAAAAGAAATTAGGTAAATGACACGCCAAGAGAAAATAGAGTATATAGCCGCATTGCGGGAAAGATTGATACGCGAAGCACGTACCGACCTTTTGCCGTTTACCCGCGCTACTATGCCTACTTTCGACCCGGCCGAATTTCATGTACGATATTACCACGTTCTAACCTTATTCGCAGAAGGAAAGATTAAAAAGCTAATGGTATTCATGCCGCCCCAGCACGGCAAAAGCGAAGGTTCTACGCGCCGCCTTCCGGCTTATATACTTGGCCGGAACCCGGACAATAAAATAGCCGTCGTAAGCTATTCGGCTCCGAAGGCCCGTAAATTCAACCGCGAAATACAGCGTATTATAGACACGCCGGAATATGCCGAAATATTCCCGGAAACGTGCCTTAATTCATCGAACATTACGACCGTTGCCGGGGCTTGGCTTCGCAATGCCGACGAATGCGAAATAGTAGGACACCGGGGCGGCTTTAAGACCGTCGGCGTAGGTGGCCCTCTTACCGGCGAACCGGTAGATACCCTTATAATGGACGACATTTATAAGGACGCTAAAACGGCTTGGTCGGCGGTTGTTCGGGAAGCTATCGAAGATTGGTACGACACGGTAGCCGAAACCCGATTACACAACAATAGCCAGCAGCTTATAGTATTTACCCGCTGGCACGAAAAGGACTTAGCCGGCCGCCTTTTGGAGCAGCAAGGAATATACGACCCGGTAAACAATCCGAACGGGTGGGTAGTAGTAACATACCAAGCGATTAAGAAGGGCGCACCTACCGAATACGACCCGCGCGAAGAAGGTACGGCACTATGGCCCGAACGCCACAATTTGGAAAAGTTGGAAGCCATACGCACCCGAAACCCGCACGTATTTGAATCCCTTTACCAGCAAGACCCGAAACCCTTGCAGGGCCTTATGTACGAAAATCCCTTTAAGGAATACGACATACTGCCGGCCACCAAGATACGGAAGGTTAAGAACTATACCGATACGGCGGACGAAGGCGCGGATTTCCTTTGCTCGATAACCTACCTTGAAACCGAGATAGGAAACTTTGTTTTGGACGTGCTTTATACGGCTAAGCCTATGGAGTACACCGAACCCAAAACGGCCGAAATGCTAACCAAACACGCGGTAGAATTGGCCGTAGTAGAGAGTAACAACGGCGGCCGGGGTTTCGCGCGTAATGTAGAGAAGCAAGCCCGGTTAATGGGTAACAACAAAACCCGTATTAAGTGGTTCCACCAAAGCCAAAACAAGGCCGTACGCATATTCACGCATAGCGCGGAAGTACAAAACCTTACCTATTTCCCGCGCGGGTGGGCGCAAATGTGGCAAGATTTCTACCAAGCCCTTACGCACTATATGAAAGTTGGCAAGAACGCCCACGACGACGCGCCGGACGCATTGACCGGAACCGTAGAGCAACGGCCCATTACAGGCAAGAAAAGCGCGGCCGGATATTTCGCATAATGTTTAACTATCAAAATAACAACAAAATGAATAGCAAGCAGCTTAACGAACTTTTGGCAGGCGAAAACCATAGTACCGCTATTGCCGAATTGAAGAACGGACGTAATGCGACCGAGCCGAACGCGGCCGAATATATCGCCCAGCTTGACCCCAAAGGCCACGACGTAAACGACCCTGTAAAGCGTAGGGATAAGAAGGTAAAAGTAGACCTTTCCGACTTCGATATAAACGACGAAGAAAAGAAGAATATAAAGACCGTTACCAACGGAAACGGGGAAACCGAAAACTTCCGTATCGAGCCGGTAGCCCGCGTAGCCTTGGCGATTCAGAAACTTATAGTAAAGCGGGCCGTAGCCTTCACGTTTGGAAACCCCGTAATTCTTAATGCGGAACCGGAAGAAGGCACCAAGGAAGCCGACGTTTTGAAGGCTGTAAAGCGTGTTTTGTTCGATAACAAAAGCCGCACCCTTAACCGAAAGGTAGCGCGGGGTATGTATAGCAGTAAGGAATCGGCCGAACTTTGGTACCCGGTGGAGAAACCGACGAAAAACTACGGCTTCGATTCAACGCACAAACTTCGGGTAGCCATTTTTAGCCCGTTGTTCGGCGATAGGCTTTACCCCTACTTCGATGAAACGGGCGATATGGTGGCTTTCTCCCGTGAATACGTTGTAAAGGATAGCGCGGGGGTAAAACATACCTATTTCGAAACCTATACCGATACCGAAATACGGAAATGGACGCTTGCCAGCAGCCAATGGCAGTTATTGGACGGCTACCCCAAGAAGAACCAAATAGGCAAAATTCCGGTTATCTATGGCCGCCAGCCCGCCGTAGAATGGGAAGACGTACAGAACCTTATAGACCGCTTGGAAAAGTTGCTTTCCAACTTCGCCGATACCAACGACTACCACGCAAGCCCGAAAATCTTTACTACGGGTACTATTTTGGGTTGGGCCAAGAAGGGCGAAAGCGGGGCCGTTATCGAGGGAGAAGAAGGGGCGACCGCGCAATATCTAAGCTGGGCACAAGCTCCCGAAAGCGTGAAATTAGAGATAGAAACCCTTTTGCGTATGATTTATACCATTACGCAAACGCCGGATATTGCTTTCGATTCAGTAAAGGGTATCGGGGCTGTTTCGGGTGTCGCCTTGAAACTTTTGTTTATGGACGCGCACCTAAAAGTACAGGACAAATGCGAGGTGTTCGACGATTATTTGCAGCGTCGATTAAGCGTAATACAGGCGTTTTTAGCACAAATGAACGCCAAGGATAAGGCTTTTGTAGACGCTTGCGGTAGCCTTATTATCGAACCCGAAATAGTCCCGTTTATGATTGAGGACGAAGCGGCGAACGTAAACCTTCTTCTTTCGGCCACCGGTCAGAAGGCTATTTGTTCGCGGAAGACAGCCGTACAACAGTTGGGCTGGGTAAACGACACGGACGCAGAGATAGAGCAGATAGAAGCCGAAGAAAGCGCGGCTTCCTATTCGTCTATTTACGAACCCACCGTATAGCTACTAACCAAGTATCTAACTAAGTTACTAACTAAGATATGGGTAACATAGTAGCAAAATTCGACATAGATAAGCTATTTGCAGGCGTTTACGAGGCGGTAGACATCATAACGGCCACCGTTGTAGACGCTATGCAAATGGCTTGTTTAGAGGTTACGCGGAACGCTAAGCTATTGAACACCTACAAAGACCGGACACACCTGCTGCGTTCG